CATCAATGGCAAGGGGCAGCTGGAACGTTTTCCCGCGCAGCGCGGCCCGCAGGGCATTGAGCTCGGCTTCGGTCTGACGGGAGGTGACGGCGCAGGTGTAGTAGTAGCCGCCCACCGGGATGCCCCGTTTGATGCAGGTGGCATAGTTGGCCTCAAAGGTGGGGTCGAGGTAGGGCTTGCCGCCTTTGCTGCCCAGTACCCGCAGCATTACCCCGTCTACGGTGCCGCTGGTCTTGACCGCGTCCCAGTCGATGCGGCCCTGCCAGCGGGAAACGTCCATGATGTGCTTAGCCATCCTGCGCCTCCTTGTCCAGCACAGCTTGTACGCGGGCCCGCCAGCGGGCAGGGACATCCTCAATGGTAAAAGCGCCGTCAAACTGATGCAGCTTGATTTGAGTTACATAAAACTGGATCATCCGTTATACCTCCTGTGCAGCCAGCAAGTCCAGCATGGCCGCTTCCAATGCAGCAATACGCTCGGCGGTGGAGGGGAGCTTGGCCTGCTGTTTAGCTTTTTCGCGGGCTTCAGCCTGTGCGGCCAGTTCCTCAGCAGTGTACAAGTGGTACACCCGCACCTGCTCTTCTTCGTCCCAGGCGTCTTTTGCTTCCACGCCGGGCACGTCCACCACCTTCTGCACGTCTTTGCCGCCGTTTGGGTACTCGGCAAGGGTCTCGTAGTGGCTGACCTCCTCCACGCCCGCCACAGCATCGTGGTGGATGGTCTGTGTCTTGTCTTCCAGCCAGCCCAAAGACAGGTCGGGGTTTTCCATAGGGTTGCCGTTGATGTCAATGATTTTCACGATTATATGCTCCTTTCGTTAGGCGATGCGCTTCCAGATGTAAGCGGTCAGGTAGGGCGGCATGTTGTTGTGGGCAGTAGAACCACCGGCGTACCCAGATGCAAGCCGATTTTGTACGTCATCACCCCAATACGCTCCTCCATAAAACCTCTTGAAATTCACGCCAGTGCGGCTTCCGTTCTCCCAGCCAAAACAGTACAGATTATCGATATCGATACCCTCATGTCTATGAGCTGGCATCTCAGCAACAGTCAATGCGTGTCCTGCCTCGCCGCCCGTTTTCCCCGCCGCGTAAGTATCGCCAGCGGCCAGAATAAACTTATCCTTAATACGTTCCCATGTGCCTCCCAGAAAGCTCGCAGGGCTGGTCGAGCTGGTACTCTGATAGATGCAACCTACCGGGTAGAGCTTGTTCACCAGTGCCGACCACTTGATTTTCTGGGTGTTCGTACCTTGTAAAATCAGATAGTCGTTTGCACTAGGTGCAGATGCAGTTGGCAGACTTGTAATAGGAATATTTGCCATTAAATTATCCTCCAATCTTTCTATTCGCGGTCAGGGCTTTGCTGTCTGCGGTGACAAGCACAGAACCATCCGATGCCGTCAGCACGACCAGCAGCTCGCCCGTCATGAGCTGCTGAGTCAGCGTGTCCAGATCTTCTTTTGACGCTGTTTTCTCGTCCATCTCGGAGAGAGCATCACTGACAGCACTGAGCACTTCTGCGATTTTGCCTTGACAAGCAGACAACGAGCGTTTCAGCTGTTCCAGCGAGGGGAGTTTTGTGCTTGCCATGTGCTGCTCCTTCCGTTAAGACCCGAACACCTCGGTCAACATGGCGTCGACCTCGGTATCAGTCGCAAGCACCATGCCGTTCAGCTTTGCATAATGTTCCTTGGACATCAGGCCGTTTGCGGTGGCCGATGCAAGGCCATAGGTCGTGTTGGTGCCGGGAATGCCAAGCGAGGTGATGTCGTTTTTGGTGACTGCCGTGACAGCGGTGACGTGGCCCAGAGCATCCACGGTGATCTTATACAGCCCGCTCGTTGCTGCGGTATGAGACGGGTGGACGTACTTGTTCGCACCCGCTGCAATGCCAGCCAGCTTGGTCTTGTCTGCGGTGGTGTAGTCGTTGGTAGACAGACCCTTGCCTGCCACCTTATCCACCTTGCCGGACAGGTCCACGGTAGTGTCGTCCAGCAGTTCCATGGTGTATCTGTCGCCGTCACCCTTGATCTTAGCGTAGATGTCATAATGCTTGGTGGTGGTGTTCATCACCAGATACAGGATGTTCTCCTGTGCGGCATCGACTTTCGGCACTGCATCGACCTTCTGGAAGGATGCGTGGCCGGATTTGGAAATGGCGGTGTTAATAGCAGCCACCACCTGTGCGCTGGTCTGGAAGGTGCTGTCGTTGGCCAGCTGGCTGGTCTTGGTGGGAACCGTGATGTTGACGCTCTTATCGGATGCAATGGTCTGGGCGGTGCCGTTCACCTTGATGCTCTCGATCTTGTTGGCCTGTGCGCCGACCCTTTCCAGCGCGTTCAAGCGGGTCGCGAGAGCATTGGCTTTCTGATTTTCCTTCTGAGCGAGCTTCTGGAGGTGGGCCAGTTTCGTAATGTGGTTGATGTCGTAGTCTGCCATAATGTTTCCTCTCAATCGTCAAATATTTCGTCCAGCATTGCATCGACCTCTTCATCGGTGGCAATGTGGAGTGATTCGTGTACTTCCTTGACAAACGCTTCCCATGCCGGGGTGCCCGGTTCCGGGAGGATGCCGTCTTCGGTGCCAGAATTGGGGCCGACCCGGTAACGCAGGTCGGCGCTGGTCACGGTGCGGGTGCCGTCGGAGCCTTCAAAGGTGATGCAGCCATTGCCGGGCTGTGCAGTCACGCTGGCTGGCACGTCCACATAGCCGTCCACCACCAGCGAGGATGCAGGTTCCTTGACGCCCGGAATGTGCCAGAACACCCGGATGGCCAGCCCCTGCCACTCGCCGGTCTGCTCAATCGCAAGGCGGTAAACGCCGCTGTTGCCGACGTAGCCCATCGACACGGCGACGTCGTACCGGCGCAGCTTGACCGTGCCGTTGCTGCACAGAGTAACAGGAATGTCAATCATTGCCTTGTCACCCCTTACAGCAGATAATTTGCAGCCAACGGTGTGTCGTCGGAGGCGCACAGAACAACGCCCGCGTCGGTATATAGGCCGAAGGTCAGTCTGCCGGTCACGAGCATCGACATCAGCTCATCCAACTCGCCGCCGACCGCCTGCGCGTCTGCCGGTGCGCCGTCGATGCGCAAGGTCTTATCCGTGCTGACGATTGCTGCAGCGCGGTCTGCCTGTTTCTTGGCAGATGCTGCACTTTTTGCTGCGTTTTCTTCGGCTTTTACAGCCGTCGTCTTGCTGGCGGCTGCGGCCTCTGCACTGGCGGCTGCATTGGTCTCGGACGCTTTGGCAGCAGAAGCGGACGAAGCCGCATTGCTCTCCGAAGCTTTCGCTGCACTCGCGGAGCTTGCAGCCGCGCTCTGGCTGCTTGCAGCGGCCTTCTGGCTGGATGCTGCTGCTCTGGCGCTATTTGCGGCGGCGCTCTGGCTCTTGGCTGCAGCGTTGGCGCTGTTGGTCGCTTTTTCCTCCAGGGCGTTGATACGCGTCTGGGCTGCCTTCAAAAGCTGGTCCGTAGGGATCCGGGTCACGCCGTCCGACATAACGCCGCACAGGTTTTCGTCCAGCCGGGTGTCCGTGATGTTGCCTGCGGTGATCGCCGTGCTGCCCGCCGGGCGGGTGACGTCCGCGAGGCAGAGGTCGTATACAGTGGCAGTGCGGGAGATGGCCGGTGCCGTAGGCTGGGTGTCCGGGGTGCCCTGCACTACCAGCAGGGAGGACTTGTGTGCCGCTGCGTCGAACCGCAGGACGATGCGGTCGATGCGGGGCCGCTGGCCGTCCGCCAGGGCGAGGGTCAGGGTCTCCGCCTCCCGCATGATGATGCTGTACCCCTCGAACCGCGCGGGCCGGACCCAGCCCTGCCCCGCGCTCACGGTCACTTTGACGCCGCCTGCGGGCGTGACCGCAAAGTCCTCCTCGGCGCTGTACACGCCGGAGGCGCGGGTGGCGTTGTAGCCTGCTGCGTCGCGGGCGTCGTAGTCGATGCCGTTGAGAGGATAGGTCGTGATTGCGCTCAAAATATCCCTCCTTAGAGCCTGTGCCAGACCGGCGTTCCCAGCCGCAGGGTGCGGGTAGTGCCGTCGTTCTGGCTCTGTGTGATGACGTCGGCCACTCGGACCGTTGCCCGGTAGCCTAGCTCCGGCAGGGTGCAGAACGCCACATCGCCGGGAGCAAGATCGGCGTCGAGGCTGATCTCGATGCTGCCGGTGCGGAGTTGGTCCAGCAGCTTGTTGGTTCCCCGGTCCATGAGGCGCTGCAAATAGTCGGCGCTCTGGTTGGTCTCGCCCTTTTCCTCGTCGGGCTGGACGTCGCGGGCGTCCACGTAGAGTTCCCGCCGTTCGGCACCAGCGGCGTCGGTCAGGCCGACCGTCACGGTGGCGCGGTTTTCGCCTTCACCTGCGCCCTGCACGATGGCGACATTGGCATAGTCGTTATCTCCAAACGCCCAACTGGCCCCCTGCAGGTTGCCCCACTTGGTGCTGAACCGGTTGTTGGGGTCCGCCGTGGGGCGGTAGACCTCGAACCGCAGCTTCTTATCTGCATTTTTACCGCTGAGGACAATGCGGAAGCCGAGGTCGCACGCGGCCCCGATGGTGGTCAGGTAGTTGAGGACGGAGCCGCCGGAGGTCTGGGCGGTGTAGCGGGTATCGAAGCCCACCAGCTCGCCCAGCCCCAGCCGGGGCCAGGGCTGCATCGCGGCTACCAATCGCCGCATGGCCCGCTCAGCGTTCTCGTCCTTGACGGTCTCGGTGCTGACGCGCTTCGAGAAGATCCAGGTGGCCGGGAACAAGGTGCAGACAAGGTTCGCATCCTGGTTTTCGTTGCTCCGGTGGCAGATGCGCATGGGCACGTTGCTGTCGCTGCGCTTGAGCCAGCGGCCTTCCCGCAGCAGTTCGAGGTTTTCCTGCGTGGGCCGGACTTCGAGCTTGCTTTCCGTCAGGGTGTTGTAGGGTTCGTCCCAATACAGGCTCACCCAGACCTCGATGCGGCCCAGCCGGGCAAGGGTGGTCGCATCTAAAACGTCCAGCGTCAAGCGATCACCTCCGGCAGGATGCCGCTGTACATCGGGTAGAAGGTCACAGTGGCCTGTAAATTGCCCACGCCGCTGTCGGCGTCGGTCTTGAGCGGGTTGTCTCCGGGGGCCAGCTCCAGCAGGTCGCTGTCCTCATCCAGCAGCGCGAAGATGTTTTCATCCAGCTGGTTTTCGGTCCGCTTGACGGCCAGCTTGTCGGTCGTGGTGCGGTAGATCTCGATGGTCTGGCCCGGCGTTAGGGTGGTCAGGATACGGATACACTCGCCGGTGACGGCGTTGACGATGCAGGGGTTGACCACAGCAGCGTCGCTGCGCAGCACCGCCGTGAAGGGCACCGGCAGAGCTCCGGCGTTCCGGGCATTCACAAAGGCGCTCTGATTTCTGGTGCCGAATCGGTGGGGTGCGGCATAGTTGACCGGGAACCGGAACGCTGCCGTATAGCCGCCCAGCGTGTAGCTGGCAGCGGTGAGCGAATACCAGAACGGCTTCGGGCAGAAGATCATCATGTCCAGCCGGGGGAAGCCGTGGATCTGCGTGGTGTACGGGGTCTTGCTGACCACGAACCGGCAGAACCATTTGTCGCCAAAATAGAGGGTGCCCTTGGTCTTGTAGGTCAGCGTCCGGAGCAGCAGTTCGGCGTCAGCGTCGCCGTGCTCCGACCAGCAGTCGGCGATGATCTCCCGCGAGACGCCCGCGACGATCTGGTCCTCCACGGTCTGGCCCACCTGGTTGACGCCCTGGGCGAGCTGCAGTTCGACGGCCACGCCGTTGAGCGGGTCGATGCTGTAGGGGATGCCGTAGTCCCAGCCCAGGTGGAGTTCCGCGCCCGCATCGGTCACGAGCATGAGGTGGTCTTGTCGTTCCATTCAGGCGCTCCTTTCTAGTGCTTGGTAGCCTTGGCCCGGTCTGCCTCCCAGCGGGTCTCGCGGGCGAGGTCGGCGGCGGTCTGGGCCTTGCTGTAGATGTTCTGGGTGATATTGGTGTCACCGTCCCGGTGGTAGTTGTTGGCCGCTGCGGCAATCTGTGCGGTGCCGGAGGCGGCCACGCTGCGGGAGACAGCCATGTTGTCGCTGAGGACCAGGCTGTTGGCCTGCCGGACCATCTCGGCCAGCTTTTCGTTGGCCGCAAGAATGGCGGCGGTGTTGTCCTCAATGGCCCCGGTGTTGTCGGGCAGCGTCGGGGTGGATGGCTCCGGCGTGGGGGCGGGCTTGTTGGAGCCTGTGGAGCTACTGCCGGAGCCTCCGGAGCTGGTGTTGTCCTTCTTGGGCTGGTATTTGGCCTCCAGCTCCTTCAGGGTCTTCTCGTAGTTGACCCGCAGCAGCTCTTTTTCGAGATCGCCGGACCGGATGGTGTTATCCGCCTCGGTGATCTGCTTTCCCAGTTCGGCCAGCGCCGCAGCGTCCGTCTCGGTCCGCTTGCTGAGCTCAGCGGTGGCCTTTTTATACTGGGCATCCAGCAGCTTCTTTTCCAGGTCAGCGAGCGACTTGGTGTAGTCTGCGGCCGCGACATTCTTTTCGGCGTCCAGCATTCCGGGACTGTCGCTGGATAGCTTGGCTTTGGCCAGCTCTGCGGCTTTCTTGGCGTACTCGGCCTCCAGCTGCTTCTTTTCCGCTGCGCCGGAATCCTGGGCGTACTGGGTATCCAGAGCCGCCTGCGCGGCCTTGGCCTCCGAAGAGGCTTTGCGCTTTGCCTGGTTCTCCTTGCGCTTGGCGGCGATCTTGTCGGCCTGGTCCCACAGCGGGTTTGAGACCCGGCTGATGGTGCTGAGCTTCAGGGCCTTTGCTACCCAGTTGTAGGTGTCGATGATGGTGTTGACCGCACTCACGAAGCCCTGCACACTGAGGCCGATGAACCGGAGCATCCCTTCGAAGACGACCGAAATAACATCCTCTACGCCTTGCCAGACGCGCTGGAAGCCGGAGGCGACATCCTTGTTGGTACTTGCAAAGGAGACCAGCGCACCCACCAACATGCCGATCAGGGAGATGACCAGCATGATGGGGTTGGCGTCCATGGCCACATTGAGGGCGGTCTGCCCGGTGGTGGCAGCCGCAACGGCGGGCACGAACTGGCTCACAAAACTGGACGCCAGCCCCGCGACGTTTTGGAACACGCCAGACAGCGAGCTGGACAGCTTGCTCAGGGCGTCCATGGCAAAGGTCTGGATCTGGGTGCGCTGCTCCTGTGTGCAGGCGTTCCAGAAATAGGCCGCCGACCATGTGGCGATGCTTTCCAGATCGCCGTCCTGGATCGCCTTGAACAGCGTCTGAATGCTGCCTATGACATCGCTCTGAATGGACTTGTTGATCTGCTCCCAGCTGGAATTGAGCTTTTCGGTAAACTGGTAGGTCAGCAGCTCGGCTGCGCTGGAGAACTGCGGACTGGCATCCTCGATGGTCTTGCTGACGGTCTTGGTGCCATCCGAAGCGATGGTGGTCACGGTTTTGACCGTGCGCTCCACGCCGTCGATGAGCTCGGTGGCGGTGGAGGTGATGGTCTGCTTCTGCTGGGTAGTGCTGTCCTTCAGGATCTCGGTCACGCTCTGGGTGATCGTTTCAATGCCGTCCACGAGGGTTGTCGCAGTATTGGTGACAGAGGCCACCACTTGCGCCGCTGCATCCTCCGGCAGCTCCTCGTTTGTGGTCAGACCCTGCGCAAGACCCTTGCAGATGTTCAGACCGATCTCGTCAAAGACCTTAGAGGGCGAGTGGATGCCGAGGACTTTCTTAACAACATCCGGCAGCATATCTGCCAGTCCCTTGACCTTTGCAATCAGACCTGTCCAGCCGGTTTTCAGGCCGTTCCACAAGCCGTCCACGATGTGACCGCCGATGTCCAGCCAGCGAAATGCCGTGAAGACGTCGAAGATTGCCTGGCAGATCTGAGGCAGATTTGCAATCACGGACGGAACAGCCTGAAGCAGGCCCTTGCCGAGGACGACGATCAGGTCAACGCCTGCGGCCAGCAATTTCGGCGCGTTGTCGTTGATGATTCCGGCAATATCCGAGACGATACCGGGAAGATATGCGATGAGCTGTGGCAGGCCGTTCATCAGCCCTGTGGCGAGGTTGACGATGAGGTCGAGACCTGCGTCAACGATCTTGCCAGCATTTTCTCGCAGACCGCTGGCAAGGTCTGCAATGATCGGGAGAGCGTTGCTCAGTAAGTCGGGAATGCCCTGCACCAGACCACTGCCGAGGTTCGAGACCAGTTCAAGACCAACATCAAGAAACTCTGAACCAGCATCCAGAATTTCAGGTGCAAGGGACGTGATGATCTGTGGAATGCCGCTTACGATGTTCCCGACCGCCGGGAGGAGATTTCCGCAAAGGTAGGTCTTGGTGGTATCGACCAGCGATTCCAGAGCGGGCTTCAGATCTTCTCCGAGGGTCAGGTTCGCAAGCACATTCTCCCACGATGCCTGCATTGCAGCAGCAGAGCCGGAAATCGTCGTTGCGGCTTCTTTGGCGGTCGTGCCTGTGATACCCAGCTCATTCTGAACAACATGGATCGCGTTGTAAACGTCCGACAAGTTGTTGATGTCGTAATGTACGCCGCTGAACGCTTCTGCGTCTGCCAGCAGGCGTTCCATTTCTGTTTTTGTGCCGCCGTATCCGAGCTTGAGGTTGTCAAGCATTGTGTAGTTCTGCTTGGCGAACCCCTGATAGGCGTTCTGGATGGCCGACATATCCGTGCCCATTTTGTTGGCATTGTCGGACATATCCACCATCGCCATGTGCGCAACGCGGGCGGCTTCGTCGGTGTCGTTTCCAAGGCTGGACAGCAAAGACGCCGCGAAGCTGGTGGTCTGCTCCATATAGGCGTTTGCGCTCAGACCGGTCGTCTTGTAGGCTTCGGCCGCGTTTGCTTTGACAGTCTCCGCACTGTCCTTGAACAGCGTCTCAACGCCGCCGATGCTCTGTTGGAGTGCTGCGCCGCCGTCGATTGCGGAGCTGACAAGCTCGCTTACCTGACCGGACGCGCTCTTCACAAAATCTGCGATCAGATTTCCGGCGGCAACCGTCCACTTGTTGATGCTTTGTTCCGCCGGATCGCTGTTGAGCTTTACTTCGCCGGTGATGCTGAAATCTGCCACGATGTCCACCTCTCATTCAGAGCGCGGGCACAAGGGCACAGGCTGTTATAACATGATCTCGATTTCCCGGCGGCAGGCCGGGTTCTTGCATTTGACCCACACGCCGTGGGCTGTGGCGTCCTGCACGGCCCAGACGGGCAGCGCCTTGCCGCAGAAGGGGCAGCGCACCGGAACACGCTGGTCAGTCGTGCCGGAACCGTGCATAGAAGGCGGCGTTGTGGTCGGCAACGGAAACAATGCGCTTTCCTCCCTTCAGCTCTTTCGGCAGCGCAAAGGCCTCCTTCAGGTCCTCGTACCGCTGGCGGGTCTTGCCGTCCATGTCGGAGGTATCCATGCTGCGCCAGGACATGATCCTGGCCATGAGGGTGTCCTCCGGCAGGGCCCGGAACAAGGCCTGGAACCGCCACCAGTGCATCTGCGTGACGGTCAGGTCGATGCCGTAGGCCTGCTGGAACGCGGCCACGATGTAGTCCGCGTCGAAGGCATAGTCGAAGCTGACCGTGGCCGTGCCGCCGCTGCCCTTGCCGCTGCTGGCGGTCTCGGTGCCGCTTGTGAAGAACCTCAGCATCGCCTGAAAGGAAGCGGGAACTTCGAGCGGCGGCACCGGGTCCCGGTAGAACCGCCGGACGGCTTCCTGCGCCATGCCCTGCGGGTCGGCCTTGGCTCTGCCACGCAGATATTGGTTGCTCAGCCAGACCATGTGCCGGAAATCCGGGTCGATGGCGCGGCCCTCCCATTCGGTCGGCAGCGGCTCCAACAAAATATCACGCATGTTCCAGCGCGTTCAGCTCGCGCAGCAGTTCGGCCCGGCGGGCGGCTTTGTCGTCCACGCGCTCCACCCTCTGCACGGCGGGCGCAACCCCTTCGGAGCGGCTGCGGGGCGGGTGCTTTTTCTGCTGGCGGCGCTGGGCACGGTTCTGCGGAATGGGAGCAGCGGGACCATCGGGCAGGGCAAACTTTTTGCGGCCCTCGTTGACGACGCGGGTCATCTCAACGACGACTTCCATCGCCTTGCCGAGGTCGTTGCCATCCAGGCCCAGGCGGGCAGAAGCACCGTCGCCCAGCACACCATCCAGAAAGTGCATCAGCAAACGGCACTGGCCGCGCAGCCCATCGGCATAGCTGACACGTTCCCGCTGGAGCCGCTGGCGTTCTGCCTCGGTCTCGCGGTCCAGCTGAGCCTTTGCCTGCTCCATCCGCTCGATGTCATTGGCATTCAGCGGGGAAAAATCAAATTCCTGTTCAAAGATTTTCATGGGGTTCTCCTATTATTCGGGCATAAAAAATCCCCACATTCCAAAGTGGAATGCAGGGATGAAATATGCGGTTTTACAAATACAGCAGCCGGAACGTTTCGCGGCCCTTGGGCGTCACAAGAGTCTGTGTGCCGCTCCACTGTGTCTTCTCATTGAAGCATTCCTTCACCTCGAACAAGCCGTTGTTCTTCTCGGCATAGGGCATCAATTTGCCTTTTTTGTCGCGGTAGATGTACTTTTTATCAAGCAGGAACTGGATGAAGGGTTTCTCTTTGACGCCAAACTGCTTGGCAGTCTCGCGGAAGTTTGTCAACAGGTTGCGGTCTACCAGTTCGTCAAAGTAGTCCGCTTTGGGCTGCATGATCTGCTTGTCTACGGTCAACTGACTGTTCACCGCGGTCAACTGCGCATTTTTGTCCTGCTCAGCCTTGAGCTGCTGGCAAAGCTGAATCATGGTGTCCGGGTTAAGGATAGCCGCCTGCAACGTCTCTGGGGTCATGTATGCACCGTGCTTGCGAATGGAGGGGAGGACTTCAGAAGTTACCCATTCAGTAAACTTCTCGGCGGTGGGTAGCTTCGAGCTGAACACCAGCCGGTACAAGTCGGACTCCGGGATGAAGTTGATTTCCTGAATCTTCCCGCTGATAGGGGTATCGCGTTTCACGATGGCCCTACAATGACGGCTTACTGCGTCAGGAGCGTTCGTATAGCCGAGTGCCTTCGCCACGTCGCTGGCACAGAAGAGCACAACACCGTTATCCTCTTCCAGAGTGCGGACGGTGCCAAATTCGGGGTTATTGAATATTTGAATATCAGTCATTTGTCTTTACCTCTTCATAGATTTCATTGGAAAACTTATCGATTAGGTTCCAGAACGCAATCAGGATGCCGAACAGGGCGTTCGTGTAGTTGTCGGCCCGGTCTGGGCCTTCCACCATTGCAACATGGACAGCCTTGAGCATATCGCTGTCACAGCGAAGCTCCAACATCAGGTTATCCAGATTGGCCATATTGACATCTTTGCGAAGATTTCCATACTCTTTCATGATAAAAGCTCTCATTCTCTTGTAAGAGGCGAGACCAAATGGTATAATAGATTTACCAGATGGGTTACCTCTGGGGTTATAAGCTCTCGCCCGATGATTTCCAGTCGGTGGGCGGGGGCTTATTCTTTTTCTGCTTCAGCTTTAACCTTTTGGATACCCAGTCGGATGATATCACTGCGCGTTTTGTTCAACCTTTCACAGCAAAAATCCAAATCCTGCATGGTTTTTTCGTCCGCTCGGATTTTTAATTGAATATTTTTAGGGTTTTCAGCTTTTGGCCTGCCTGTACAGGGCGACATCTTATCACCTCACTTTTCGTGTACACAAATATTATATACCGTGTACACGAAAAGTCAAGAGCTTTTTTAACTTTCGCACTCAGGCTTCGGCGTCGGTGGTGTAGTCGAACTCCGCCGGGGTGCCGATGCCCTTCACGTCGGCGGCAAAGGTGGCGATCGCGCCCGCAGAGCCGCCGACGTCGGACGTGACGATGATGGCGGCCTTGCCGACTTCGCCCTTGCCGGTGCGCAGGGAGAAGTAGAGGTACGGCACGATGACGCTCTGGCCGGTGCCGTACAGCATCTTATGGGACAGCAGGAAATCCTGGAACTGGTCGCCGGGGCAGCGGTCGCCGTTGATGGTGAGGGTGCGCTGCGCGTGGCTCTTGGTGGTCACAGGGCCGGTGCGGATGTAGGTGTTGTCGCTGGTGGATGCGTTCAGGGCACCGGAGTGCTCCCGCACATGGTCGGCGCAGACGATCCAGTCACTCTTTTTGGTCTGGGTGCTCTCGGTCTGCACGGCGAAGACGAAATCATCAGTCTCCTCGATGCCGGCATAGGTGGCGCTGGGGGTCAGGCCGGAATTGGTAACAGCTTCGGTAACGGTCATACAGAAACTCCTTTCGGTTGATAATAGACGAGCCGGAGCTGCATCTGCATCTTGCAGCTTCCGGCGCTGCTGGTAACGATGTAGCCCGACGCGGTCACGGACACGCTGAGGGGCTGCCGGGGGATTTCCAGGCGGGGAAAATTATGCCGGTCGTTCTGGGCCAGCACCCAGTCGGTCAGCTGCTCAAAGAAGCCGCTGTTCGCAATCTGGACGCTCTGGGCCTCGCTGTACTCCCGGCGGCTCAGGAACACATAGCTCTTCGCCATGTTCCGCCCGGAGAAGTAGCTGGTCAGAACGGGGTCGGTGGGGCTGTCTTCGATGGAAAACTCCGCCACAGGCTCCGGGGACAGCCCGGCGATGCGGAAGGCCGCGCCGTTCTCGGTCTGCTCTTCGGCAATGAGCGGGCAGGTCTTGAGCCACTCCCGCATGGCCGTGATGGATGTCTTGGCCATTACGTGCCACCTCCCAGCTCTTTTTTGACGGCGTTCCGGGCGAACTGAATCAGTTCATCCTTGTGGGCGGCAATAGCCCGCTGGCCCCAGTAAGAACCGCGCAGACCGGTATCCCCGCGAAGGTCTGTGCCTTGCGCATGAAGATAATACTGCTTGCGGGCATACGGGGTATTATAGACCAGCTTGCCGCCCTTGAAGTCAGATGCCTGATTGACGCTGTTCTTCAGGGTGCCGGTATCGAAGGACACATAAGGGTCCACAGCTTTGGCCACTTGCTGGGAGAACGCATACTGTGCCCTCTGGAACCCTGCGTCCATATCGGCCTGAAAGCCGGGACGAAAGCGGAGCTTCAGGTCAACGGTCGGGCCGTTCATGTGCTCAGCTCCCTTCTACATGAAAATGCGGCAGCAGCGGTTCCCGGTTGTCGGAGACCGCCGCCACCGTGCAGCAGATGTGCGATTTTTCGAGGGCCGCATACTCGGCCTCGGTCAGGCTGCGGATGGCCCCCACGACGAGCTTGTCGCCCCGCTTGAGGGTCCAGTGCGCGGCCTTTTCGGCAGTGGGGAGCTTGGTCCACTGGGCATAGGGCAGGAAGCCCGCCGCGGGCGGCAGCCGAACATGCACCACCCGCTGGGGGTCGCCGCCGGAGGTGCCCTGCTTCTCCCGCCAGCTGCAGCCGGGCAGCACATGGCAGACCGGCGTGTCCGTCTCGGTCTTGACGTCGTGCACGAGGTTGACGACGGTGACGCTGCACTGCATCAGAAACACCCCCGATACAGCAGGCCGTGCGGGTCGCTGCCCAGGCACTCGGCGAGGATGTTGCGGGCCTCGGCCGCGGTCCGCTCGGCCAGGGCTCCGTCGGCAAAGGTGACGGCATACCCATCGTTGTTGACGCTGGACACGCCCGGTGCGTAGCCGGTGGAGGTCTTTGCGGCCTCCGTCTGGCTCAGCAAGGTAATGATCTGGACCGCCGCCAGCCGGAGGTCTCCCGCGCAGCGCTCGCAGACTATGGCGTGGGCCTCGGCCCGGCCAAAGGTCATCCGGTCAATGAGCTTCGAGGCCCGGACGCACAGCGGGGCGAAGGCGTCCTGTTCCAGGGGGCCGCCTGCGGCCTGGTAATCATCGTAGGTACAGTAAAGCATATAAAACTCCTTGATTCTTGCCCCCCTGGCAGGGGAGGGTTAGCCTGCCTTCTTCTTCACGAGGATGGTCTTGGGCTTGGTGACCTTGTGGGCGTAGACCTTGCGGCCCTGCACGGCAGATGCGCCGATGAAGTCGCCGGAGCCGGACAGGTCCTGCACATGGACGGGCACGGCCCACTCTTCAATGACAGCGAACCAGTTGGGGTGGCCTGCCACATACTCCACGTTCTCGCCGAGGGTGGAATCCTCGAAGACGGTGAAGCCTGCGATGCGGCCCACTGCGCCGGTCTGGACCACGGCGTCGCCCAGGTCGGAGGCCTTGATGAACTCCGGGCTCTTCAGCAGGAGACCGTAGGTGTCCGGAGAGACCAGCAGCCAGCGGCCGGAGGTGGGGACGCCGATGGTGGACATCTGGGTGCGGGCGTCCACGATGTTGGGATAGATGGTCTTCTCAGTCAGGGCGGTGGTGGTGCCGAAGGCAGTGCCCGCAGTGGTCAGCTCCGTGGAGCCGTCGGTGTCCATCTGAAGAGCCAGCGAATAACCGGCGCTGTCCAGACGGTCGGCCACCAGGTTGCCGGGAACGCTCTCGGCGTCGAACCCGTCGATGATCTCGTTGACGGCCTTGTCGTGGTCGATGTTGACGGTGATGTAGGAGGTGTCGCCTGCGGTGCGCTTCGCGCCGGTGGACTTGTTGTAGTCGTTCACGACGACCTCGGTGTCGCGGACGGGGACCTTGACGGAACCCGCCTTGGGGCTGCCTTCGTAGCGGTTGTTGCAGATGACGCCGACCTTCTTGACCAGCGTTGCCCGCAGCTTCAGGTCTACGAGCTGGGAATAACGAACCTGTGCTTCGTGTGCCATAATGTTTCCTTTCTATCAGTCGATCTTGATGCCGGGGTTCATCGCCTGGAACGCGGAGAGGACAGGGTCGGTGTCCCCGGTGGGCGGGGTGCCGTGCTCGGCACCGGTGGAGTAGGTGCCAGCGCCCTTCTGCTGCTGTTCCGTATCGTCGAAGGCCCAGGGGTTGACCTTTGCGGCCTCTTCCAACGCCTTGTCGATGTCGGTGGAGCGATCTTTGGAGCCCTTGAGGGCGTCCAGATCCAGCAGGGCCCGCACGGCCTTGACGCTGCGTCCCTTCTTGCCCAGGATGGCCGTGTTGAGGGCATTGTCAAAGGCGAAGCCCTCCGCCTGGCTCTGCATGTCGGCCTTGAGCTTGGCAATGTCGGCTTCATACTCTTCGGGCTTCTTCTTGCCGTCGAATGCGGCAAGCCCTTCCTGCGCAGTCTTGAGCTGGGCGTTCGCATTGGCGAGCTGAGTCTTGAACTGCTCGGCCACAGATTTTTCCCGGTTGATGTCATTGCCGTTCTCGGTCATGATCCAGTTCAGCTGCTCCTCGGTGATGCCGGGGATCTTGTTCTTCACGTCTTCGCGCTTCATAGGGGAAAACTCCTTTCAATTTGTGAGACCACAGTTTATTACGCTGTTCTCTGTCAGTGTCCGGTCTTGGGCGGGATACGCGCCGCCCGCCGCATGGTGCCGTTTGCAGGATTCGAACCCACGGCCCGCTGATTACAAATCAGCCGCTCTTCCATCTGAGCTAAAACGGCATGAAAAAAGCGCCCCTGCCCGGCTGGGCAAAGACGCTTGCGATATTTGGTTGTTACTGTCCCATTTCTTTGTAGACGGGGCATTGGTCACAAATTTTGTGGGCGGCTTCCCAGCCACAGGGAGGAATCTTTTCTGGCGGAAGCATCAAGCTGTCATTGCCAATGTTGGAGATATCCCAGCAGAGGCCGTCCGCGATTTTGTGGTTGAAAATCGGGCAAAACACCAGAGGATCAGGAATAGGAGTCGCGTTAAAAACCATGCTTTTTCATCACCTCCACGATTTGTTTGCCGCCGTCATCCAACCAGCCTACCGTGCCGATAGACCCGTCCTGTTTGATGACGATAAATCCTTTGTCCGAATAATAAGAATGTTGTGTACCATTGCGCTGGCTGATGGCAAGGATAGCATGTTCAGCAATCTCATTGGCCTGAGCTAGGCTGATCTGCCGTTTTGCCATCTGCTCTAACGAATGTCCCTCAAAATTCAATGTGTTGGGCAGTATAGGCGGAACAACTGCTGCTCCGGTCATTCTGATTTTACCAGATTGACGAAGTTCCGTCAAATCATTATTGACGGCATCAAGCCGTTCCTGCTTTTTTGCCGCCCACGTTGCCTTGCTGCTTTGACTCCGCCCAAACCCGGAGACCATCGTACGGGCGCTGTCCACCCGGCCGCCGGTTCTGGCGGTGAAATCGGCCAGCTCGGCCCGCGCGGCGCGGAGCTTCACGGCGCTCTGGGTCGTATCAGCCCCGGCGGCGTCCTCGGCCAGATACCGGCGCTTGTATTTGCGTACGGCGCGCTCTCTGGCCCGCTGCATCTGGTTGATCTCGTACTGGGTGTACTTCTTCCCGTCACACTCGATGTCGCGGGCATTCAGGGCGTCGAGGCTTTCCTGCGTCCATGTGGGCGGTGCACCCAGCTCCGGAAAGACGGCGAAGAAGGTGTGGCGGCAATTCCAGCCACACAGCCCTGCGCCCGTGCCGTAGCCGGTGGCGGATTCGAAGTCTTCGTAATGCTTGCCGAGGTAGTCCACGGCTCCGCCCCGGTGGTAGGTCTTGCCCTGCCACTCGGCATGGCTCGGACGTGCACCACCGTGCGCCGTCGTGGCAAAGAACGTCACGCCCATCTCGTCGGCGCGGGCGACCTGCAGCTTGGCGGCTGTCTGGTTCACGCCGGTGAGTACGGCCCGGCGGGCGGCGACTTCCAGCGTGTCTTGGTGGCCGGTGGGGTAGGTAACATACTTCATGGTGTCGGCCAGGCTGTCCACCGCGCTCTTGATGGCTGATTTGTAGTCAAACGCGCCGGTGCTTACCTTGAGGTGAGCCCGGTCGAGGGCGGCTTCGAACTGACCGGAGACGGTGTTGGCCGTGGTGGCGGTGAGGTTCGAAAAGGTGCCCGCCGTCTGCTGGTAGCCCGCATTCAGCAGGGCTTGCAGGGTCTCATTCTCGGCAAAGGGTGTTGGCTCCAGGTCGTAGTGATAATAGATCCGGTCTTCTGCTTCCAGTGCCCGCGTGGCCGCTTCCTGCATGAGCTGCCGGATGGCGGCTTCGCTCTTGCCGGTGTAGCGGGCCAGCTTCTTGATGACATCCTGCCGGACGGCCTCGGTCTGCTGGTAGCGCCACAGCTGCCAGTTGGCGGTCGGGGTCAGCGTCTCCATCTTGGAAATGCGTCGGGCCACATCCCGCAGAATGTCGTCCTCAACTTGCTGAAATAAAAGGACCAGCCGGTCCGGCGCGTGGTCGAGATAGTCCGGGGCCAGCATCAGGCACCTCCGCCGAAGCTAAGTTCCGGCTGCTGGTTCTCGGTGCGGGCCTCTTCGGCCAGCTTCCGGGCTTCCTCTTCGCTGACGCCGTACCGGGCCGCGAGGTACTTGTAGCGCGGCAGCAGGCCGCTGAGGGCGTCGTCCCGCATCTGGCCCATCCGGGTCTCGGCGTCGGTGATGTAGGAATCATCCCAGTTCACGGAAATGGCGGTTTCCGGGTCCACCTCTGCGCCCAGCAGGTTCTTTGCCGCCCAGAGGATGCCCCGCACGATGCCGATCAGAGCCGTTTCGATGGAGATCTGGTTCTTGTTGGCGTTCTGCACAAGGTCCTGTCGGCTGCCGGTGTACTCGGTGGCTGTGGTGATGTTGCCGGTCTCGAACTTGTACCGGTGGAAGCCCAGCCCGCACTTGAAGCTGAACAGGTCGAGCATGTCCTGCACGGCCCGGTGGTTGGCTTCCACCCGCAGGTCGGGGTTGTACTCATGATACTCGTTCTGCTGGTCCAGACTGCCCTCTTTCTCCGGCAGCATAACGAACTGGCTCACCACATCATCGTCCGGCGGGATGTGGTGTTCGACGCCGTCCTTGTCTACGACCTTCCGGCAGAGGTCTGTGGAGTAGAAGATCTTCTTGTGGCCAAGCCGGAGGTCTTCGCGGTAGTTGTCGAAGGCAAGGTCGATGCCCTGCGCCTCATCCAGTGCCTCAGCAAAGACGCTCATGCCCAGGCCGGTGCCGCCGTCAATGTTCTTGACCGCAGCGGGCGAAAACAGCGCGAACCACGGCGGGGACCCCTGCACGGTGATGCTCTCCACGGTGCCCTTCGGTGCGGGCAGCGGGGAGAACTCCGGGATGCCGCTGACAGTATCCGTGACAGCGAACCACTCGTTCCGGATGGTGCGGCTCGTCGTGTCGCCGGTGTGGGTCTGCAAGTAGACAGCGGGCTTTCCGCCCCGCATACACTCCGAGACGAAGGCCGCTTCGGTCACGATGCCGCGCTCCACCTTCAGGGGCAGGATGCAGGACGCCGGGTCATAGTCCAGCTCAATGCGGGCATCCGGTTGTGCGATCAGTGCGCCGCCCTCGCCCTTGACGCCGGTGACACTGAGCACGAAGGCCCCGGTGCCGGACCAGTAGGCCTGCTCCACCAGCTTGTTGGCGTTGTCCCAGAAGTGCAGCTCCCGGAGCAGTCCGCCCACCTGCTGCTCATCCGAGCCCAGGAGATAGGCGGCGGTCTTCTCGTCCGCGATCTGGAAGGTGGTGCGGTCGTTCAGAAGGAGGTTGGCCCAGTCCTCGCAGACCCGCTTCGGCATCCGCAGGGAGGCAATCTTCCGTTTCTTTGTTCCGTCGGCGTATTCGGCAGACCGGGTGTGGACACCGGGCACCGAACCCTTCCACCACTGCCGCCAGGTCTCGATGTATCCGGAATAGTCTGCATCCAGATGATAGTCGCGGGTCTTGTTCAGGTAGCCCAAAAAGGCGGAAATGTTCATGTGTTGGTCAACCTCTTGAAATCGCGTTCGATGGTGTATTCGTAGGCGTCCAGCGTGTCGATGTCGGTGCTGCCGTCATCCAGGCGCTCGTCGATGCCGGGGTGCTTGCCGCTGTACAGGGCCGTTGCAAGGGAGTCCCGGAGGGTGGCCGCTTCGGGCATCAGCCAGAACCGCCCGCCGCCCATCAGGATGCAGGTCAGGCGGATGCGGTCGTTGATGCGGATCTTGGCGCTGTTCTCCACTCGGTCGGCCAGCCAGCTCAGTTTGCAGTGGCGCAGCCGGTTGCGGATGTGGTTGATGAGCGTCTGTTCGGCGGAGTCACAGAAGATGTACTGGATCTCGCCGTAGCGGGAAAAGATGGCGATGCAAAATTCGATGAGCCGGTCGGCCAGATAGTCGGCATCTTGCGCCACCGGGTCGATGCGCTGGGAGGCCAGCCCCACCACGCCGGAATACCCCGGCAGGATGGCCGTGGCCACAAAGGCATGTTTGGAGCCGTTGCCGCCAAAGTCCACCCCGACGCGGATGCGCCAGGGGGTGAGCTGCTTCTCGGCGGGCCAGAAGAACCGCCCATCCCCGGCGGCGAGGCTGTCGGCCAGCAGGCGGTAAACCACGCCGTTGGCTGCCATCCACTGGCCGAGGATGAAGCGGTTGTAATAGACGGTGCCCATATACTCCCGCTTCAGGTCGGCCACGAACTTCGGCGGCAGCGTCGGGTTGTCGTCGATGGTGTAGGCCTGACAGTAGATGTCAGCATCCGAGTCCAGAAACTTTTTGAACCAATGCTGCGGGTTCTCCGGGTTGCAGGTGCCGTCAAAATGGCTGTGCGGGCAGGAAAGGCGGCTTTTGAGCATCTGGAAGACGCCCTCGTCCCAGGTCGTGATCTCGTCGCCGTAGACGTACTCAAAGGCGGCACCCTGGATGCGGGCGATGTGCTTTTTGTTGTCGGCACCGAGGACATAGACCTTCTGGCCAAACAGCTGGACCACATTGCCAGCCGCCGAGGTGCGGATGACTCCCACGAGGTCCGGCCCCCAGAGCTCCCGCATCAGGGAAAGCACATTGCGCTCCAGAGTGCCCAGCGTGTTGCCCATGAGCACGAGCAGCCCTTCGCCCTTGGCGGCGAGGATGCGCTGCGGGATGGTCACGGCACAGTCGAGGTAGGTCTTGCCGGAGCGGGTGGCCCCGGTCTTGACGTTCCAACGGTGGGAGCAGTTGCGGAGGTATTCTTTCTGAAACTCAGTCAATGGCACTGTCTACACCTCCCAGCAGCTCACGGGCCGCTTCCAGCGCGTCTGCGGCGGGATCGTCGGGCGGGGCATCCTCGCCCAGCATCTTCAGCAGTACCGAGGCCGCCTGCGGATTTCCGCGCTTGGCCTGTTCTGTGATGCCGACGATAACGGACATCTGGTTGTCCACGTCTTCCGGGTCGATGGTATCTCGCAGCATGGCATTCACCCGGCGGCGGTCGGTCTCCGGCAGGCTGAGATAGTAATCGGCAGCCTCCCGCATCGAACGCTTCCGGCGGCGGGCTGCACCGGAGGCGATGCCGCCCTTCTGAGCAATCTCTCGTTGTTCGGTCGTTGTTCGGTCAGCAAGCGAGACCAGATTCTTCTCATTCGGCACGTCACCACCTCTCTCGTCGTCAGGGTACAAAAAAGCCGCCCTGAGCGGATGCTCAGAACGGCAGTCGTAATCAGGAAAAGCCCGGCCGGTGCAAAAAGCTGTTAAACGGCAAAAGGAGAAATTCGTATCATGAGGAGGAAAACACACCTCCGGCCGGGCCGCCAGCATGAAGGGAGTAAGGATGCCTTTCCTGCTTGGCTTCGCAGCATAGAGTATAGCACACTTAAACCAGTGCTTTTTAGTGCGTCATGCGACTGTATCCAGAAGCTGTACAGCTCTTTTGTGCCGTCGGAGTACCCAACTGACATCGAGAGAGAGACGGTCGGCAATCAGTTCCCACTTGTGCCCACAGATATACCTCCGGTAAAGAATCGTGAAGTCCAGTTCATCGTCGAGCTGCTGGAGCGCAAAGATAATCTCGTTGCGGATGCGGGCACTCTCCTCACACTGGGCTTTGTAAGCTGCCCGTGCCTCATCTAGTTTTTCCACAGCGCGGGGAAGTGCATGTCCATCGCCACCGCCGCCCGGTAGAGCGGAAAGGCTTTGGGTCATGTGGAAGGCTTCCGCTTCCAATGTGGCAACTTCGTCCATCCGGAGCATTTCCAGCCGCTTTGCCTTCCGGTACCTCCCCAGCCACTCCTTCTTTTCTTCGTAGGTCAACCGGCTTCGCCTCCTTCCAGCACCCTCAGCAGCCCTTCCACATCATACCGCCAATGAACACGCAACAAGTGTTGTTCCACTTCGATGCCGTTCAGGGCGGCCCATTGCCACGGGATGCTTTTGCGGGTCTGGGTCTGCATGTACTCCAGCACAGCGCCGGCCGGAACGGCAAAGGTGCGGTTGACCTTGCCCCGGTAATTGATGACCACATGGGCGGTCTGGCCGCGAAACTCAGCGGCATGGGCCATATCGGTGATGTGCTTGAGCTTGTGGTATTTCTGCCGATCTCGGTCGAATCGGCCCAGGATCTTTTCCAGCGGGATGCTGGGCGTTTCGATCGTCTTGAGTTCGAAGTAGTGGTGCATGGGATAGCGGTAAACATCAAAATCGCAGATGTTGTCGATGGAAAAACTCAGGTTCTCGTTTCCGCCGTAATAGGCGGCCGCGCTGTCCTTGAGGCGGTAGCACCATGCGTCCTTCGGCATGGAGTTTTTCCAGTCGGCTTCAAATTGCTTTCCAGTGTTCAATTGGTTCTCCTTTCTGCGGAGGTTCTCCAGTGCCCGGCCGGCTGTCGGGTCGGGGTAGTGCTCACAGTTTCGGTACATCCGGGCCCTCCTTTTTCTTGGTGAGCGGACGGCGGCGGCCCGCGTTTTTCAGGAAGTCGTTCCCGCTGGGGGTCTCGCGGTCTACCCGCTTATTGCGCCCGGCCCCGGTGGGGTTCGTCATGCGGTACTCTTCGGCAGACTTGCAGCCCTGGGTCTCGGCCTCGATCATTGCCTTCCGCACGTAGGCCCAGCTGTGTGCCCCGGCATCAATGCACTTGCGCAGGATCACCCGCGCCAGCTCCTCGCCCAGCCGGTCAGCGTATTCCGTCAGCTCCCGCTTCCCGGAGGCACTCAGCTTGCCGATATCCTGTTCAAACTCTGATACCAGGGGTGAGGTCGTCGGTCTGTCCGGCGGAGGCGGCGCAGCCGCAGACGACTCTCTAATGGTTTTCATGGTTTTAATGGTTAAGTTGTTGTTACCAGCCTGTTGCTTGCCTGTTATCCGCCTGTTACCTTCTTCAATCAAATCGTAACAATTCAACGTGATAAGGCTGTATTTTGGCCCTGTTTTGACTGTTATGTAATTTGTCTGTTCGAGGTGTTTCAATGCTGTTCTGACCTGCATGACGCTCAAATTGAGCTGTTTTGCAAGCTGAGACTGGCTTGTGACCAGCTGTCCGGGCTTGATCGTGATGCCCTGCCATTGCTTTTCCTGCCAGTTTGCGGTGAGCAGCAGGTGGAAAAACAGGCGGGCGGTGTTTGGCTCTGAATACCATTCCCAGTCAGTCAGACCGCGGGGAAAAGCAACGAAGCCACGGGATGGGTCAATGCCCACGGTCTGAACTCCTTTCTGGCGTAGTTAAAACGGCAGGTCGTCGGCATCGTCGTCGATGAGTGCGTCCGCTTCAGGCGTTCCCATAGCAGGCGGGGCGGCGCTGTGGGGAGCATAGTCGGAAAGCTGTTCGCCGGGGTACATCTGGGCGCCGGTGAGAGCGGTCTGTACCGCTTCCGGTTCAGCGGGGGTATCAAAAGGCGTCGGTTCATCGGTCGGGACCAGAGCGGGAGGCTCTGCGGGCGGAATCATGTCGGCGATCATCTGCATCCAACGGAAGATCACCGCTCCGCCCGGCTGGATGTCGTCAGCGTCTACGCTGTAATAGGTCTTGCCGTTGTAGTCGCGCTCGTCCAGCTTCCGGGCGTACACGGTGACGGGATCGCCCTTCTGAAGCATTTCGTCCCACTGATCCAGCCCGTGCCAGACGTTGACCTGCACATAGGTGCATTCCCAGCTCCCGGCATCGTTCTTGACGCTGTGGGCCTTGACATCAAACTTCATGACGCGCTTCTGGCCCACGTCTTTGAAGACCGGGTCTTTGGCGATGGCCCCATGCAGCAGGACGCCGGTCTTGTGCTTGAGGATCACTGCCCATCACCTCCGAAGGGGTCGTCGTCAGGCTCCTCGGACTCCACGGTCAGTGCATCCGGCTGCTCCGCTGCCGCCTTGATGCGGGTCCAGCTGGGAGAAACCTTCGCGCCGGTCTCGTAGGAGGCCGTCTCGTCCTCGACTTCCCGCGCAGTGCTTTCGGCATCGACCATCACTTCGCTCTCATCGTAGAGGGCACCGAAGGTGGACGGAAAGGCTTCCCGCAGGGCGTGGACAAGGGCGACCTTGCGGATCATGGTGGCTTTCTTGGCCTTCCAGAGCGATTTGCCGGTGTCGTATTCGGTCAGCCGGACCTCTTCGTAGCTGGGCCGGGTGCGGTCCTTGCGGTAGACCTTGGCCCAGCCGCCGACCAGGTCTTCGCCGTCATAGACGATGGAACCTTCCCGCTTTTCCAACGCGCCGGACGCCTTATCGAAGACGATGATGCCGGCCTCGAAACCATCAAAGGCGGGATGCCGCTCGGCCATCTGCATATAGCAGTTCTTGCCCAGGACGATGGTGCTGGGGGTATCCTCGCTGTTATTGTCGTAGTGGATGAGGTAGGCTTCCTTGGTGAAGGGGTTCAGCCGGTATTGCTTGCAGGTTTCGAGAAAGATCTTGCACTCGGCGTCCGTGGCCTTGGCGCAGATGAAATTCCGGACGTCGTCAAACGTGACCGCCATGTGCTGGCCATCGGCAGCGGTGATCTCCACCGGCTTGGACGGCGTGGCGGCCTGCAGGGCGGCACCGGTCTGGCCGGTGCGCTGAAGCGAGGCCATGCGGTTTGCGGTAGAAGTGGGTGCGGAAGTGGTGGGCGCTGCGGCTCCATTGCGAGTAAATGCCATAAGTAGTACCTCCAAAATTATTTGATCGAACCATAACGGAAGCCGCGTTCTGCGGCGCCCTGTTTGAACCAACGGATGTCGTCTTCGGTGAAGTCAACATAGAAGCTGTACCGTTTCCGGGCGGGTGCGGCAGGCTCGGCGAACTGCTGAAGGACCTCACAGTCCAACCGCCCGGACGCTGTGATGAAGGCGCTGGCCTGGGTGTTCTGCTGGGCTTTTGCCTTCATTTCCCGCTCCTCTTCGGTAGGCGGTGCGATGACAGGCGCGGCGGCGCGGGCACGTTCGGCGGCGATGCGGGCAGCTTCCGCTTCCCGCTGGGCTGACCGGGAGTCCTCCCGGCGGTTGTGTTCCCGGACCGCAGCATTGACGCTGAAGTCCTTCAGATATTCGGTCGTACAGGGTTCCAGGTCGATGCCGCAGGTCTCCCGCAGAAAGGCAAGGTCGCTTCGGATGTTCTCCACAGCCTGCCGGAGCTCCTTTTCGGCCTGTGCAAGATCGTATGTTTTGTTGAGCCAGTGTGCATCCAGCAGACGTTCGAAGGGAATGAGCGGCTTCAGCTCGTCGATGCAGTCCTGATAGACGAGCCGAAGAGATGCGGCCTTTTCGTCCTTTTCGGCCTGCTCGACGGCCTTGACCTGCTTGTCGATGGCATTGGCAGCTTTGTCGCACTGCGCCTGCATCTCCCGGATGCTGGTCTTGAACGATTCGAGCGGGTCGGTATAGAGCTTGTTTGCCGCAGTGAGCGCCGAACCAAGCTGGGTCTTCCACTTCCGGATCAGGGCGCGGTCGGCTTTGGCGCTCTTGATGGAGTCGGGCGTATAGACCCGGCCGGTATAGGCCGCCAGCATTTCGTCGAGGTTCTTCTGGACCTCGTCCTTGTTCCAGCTCATCGCCGGGATGACCGGGCGTTCCACCCGGACGGTCAATTCATTCGTCATCGGTCAGTTCCTCCTCTTCTGGTTCCCGGTCGGGGGAAAAGTAGTAGTCATCGGGCGGCTCTACGGGCGGGCCGCAGCGGTCAAGATCCAGACTGTACATCTCATTCATCCCTGTCACCTCCGTCATGATCCGACGGCTGGCGGCAGAGCAGGGATGCCTCCTCCATGATGCTGTTCAGGGTGCCGCAGATGGTCTGAAACGTGCTTTCCAGATCCTCGCCTGCCAGCCGGGAATAGCTGGCCTTGCTGTTGTCCCACGCTGCCTGCATCAGGCTGGCGCAGTAGTTGGCCTGCTCAAAATCTGCCTGGGCATCGTCGTTGATACGGGAGCGGAGTGCCGCAACCTGTTTCTTCAGGTTGGCATTGTCCTTGGCCAGCTCGGCGTTCCGGGCATCGGCAAGGCCACAGGCTTTTTCTGCGGCCCGGCGGTCGATCTCCTCTTCGTCGATGACCGCCGTGATGGGTTGTTTTTTCAAAGCGTCTTCGGCATTTTTTGCTCTCTCTTCGGCCCTGTCGCGCTCGGCTTCGGCCTTCTGGCGCTGGAGGTTGGCCGCAATGCGGCTCTCGTACATTTCGTTATAGCTCCGCACTGCCTTCTCTTTTTCGGCATTCAGCCGGGCGTTGACTTCGTTCAGGCCCTGAACATCCGCAAGGGCGGCATCCCGCTGGGCTTCGACATCTTGGATGTGGCTTTCCGCCCAAGCAGCCCGATTCTGGGCACCTAGCAGCTTGTCCCGCTCAGCCTCGGCGGTGTCGGCCCGCTCTTTCTCGGCTTTGATCTGGGCCAGCAGGTCCTGATACTCCTTGTTCGTGGAGACCTCACCGTTCTTGACCTTCTCCACCAGCTCTGCCGGGGCGCTGGGCTTTGCCACGGCGTACAGCAGGGTGGGCGGCAGGGCTTCCAGAATGGCCCGCTGGCGGGGGCTGCTGCCGTCCATCAGGGCAGAGACCTGCAGCAGGTTGTAGGCGGTTGACTTGGTGATGCCGATAGAGCAGCACCATGCCCGGAACGTATCCTCTTTTTTCGCGAACTGGCCGTTGTCCAATTGTTGGACAACGGTGTCACACAGTGCATCATGGGCGGCAGCAATGGCATTACCCATGTGCACGAGGCCGCGCTCGGCCAGCTTTTTGCCGTGACGGTACTCGTCCTCAGCAAAGTGCAGGTCCTCCACGGTCTGCTTGTCCAGGCCGCTGTAATCAAACTCCGGAGTTTTGTTCTCCGGGATAAACGTCAGAGGCTTGTCCGGCGGGTTCATCCCAGAAGGTATTCCGATAGAGACATCCGGTGTGCAATTCATAGGCGGCGCAGAAGTAAGCACAGAAGAAACATTTGCACTCGCCTCGGACGGGGCCGATTCGCTGCTCTGCGGGGATGTTTCGGGGATTGAAACGGGGCATTCCGATTCCTCCTTCACCGGCTCGATCGGAACCGTCTTGCAGGGAATAGCGTTCTTGAGGGCATCCACCATAACGGAATCCAGCTCGTATTCATCGAGCGGCGAGAACCTGGTCAGGTCGGACATGAAGTCCTCCGGCGTGAGCGCAGCCCTTGCGGAGTGCTCCCGCTCGTACTTCTGACTCATCAGGTGGCTCTCCGTCCAAACGTTCCGGGTGTCGTCCCAGAACCAGAAGCGCTTTTTGTAGTAGGCGTAGAGGCGGCCGCTCGACAGCCGCCGACTGATCGTAAAATCCACTTGTAAATTCCTCCAAAGTATGTTATTCTTCGGGGTGATGGGGATTGTCAAAACCATCACCTCTTGGCTCGTCCGTGGTGTCAACACGGGCGGGCCTTTTTCAGTTGATGTCATCGGCATCTTCAATCGCAGTCTGAAGCTCAATGGTGAACAGGTCAAAATCCTCGGCCATCGTCGTCCTCCACCACATCTGCCAGCACAATGCTTCTGAGATACGGAAGCAGTTCCGGCTCAAGGCTTTGAATGCCTCTTTTCGCGTGGAAGTAGTACAGCTTATTGCTGACGCTTCTTGCGCCGTTCTCGCGCTGGGCTTTGACCATGTGGTTGACCTGGTTACGAGACGGTCCCATGCCCATCAAGAGCTTCTTCAGCCGTTTCGTTTTTATGCGTCTTTCCTTTCTTCTTGCCGGTAGGCGGAGCAGTCCACCTTGCCGTAGCTCTGGCGCTTGTACTGCTGGTTGTCCTGGTACATGCCGTACAACGACATCGCAAGTCCGGCGGCCACTGCGGCGCAGAGCCACGGTGCGGCCCGTGTGGCTTCGGTGGCGTCCCAGCCGCCCCAGACGCTCAGCGCCCAGGCCGTGCCATGCACGACCCGGCGGATGATCTCGCCCGCGCCGATGAGGGCCAGGGCACCGATGGTGAAGCGCTTGAGTTTCATGCAGATTCCTCCTTGTTCATGTCAGGGAAAAAGTACTTGCCGATCTCGTCCCGCTGGATGCCGACGACCTCGCACACGGCTTTGATCTCGCTGGTCAGCCAGGGGGCTATGCCGCGCATCCGGCGGCTCATGGTCGGGTTGGCGATCCCGGCGGCCCTGGCGACCTCTTCGTCAAACATTCCGCACTCGCGGAACCGGGCCCGAAGCTTCCAGAACGGGATCTGCTGGAAGGTTCCCTGTACGATCTTCATCATGGTTTTTCAACCTCCTTATCAGCGGCATTCCCGGAAAAGACACCGGCCAGTGCTTCGCTCATGATCTCATTGAAGGCGGGCAGGCCAAAGGCTACGATACGCAGTTGGTCGATGCGGCTGTCCAACTGATTCTGTGCCCGCTGGACCAGGCTTTCTGCCTGGCGCAGGCTGTCGCAGTCCCGGCTGTAATCTGCCTTGGCCTGCACGAAGCGGCTTTTGCTCTTATCGCGGATCTTGATGAACTGGTCCCGCATGTCAATGATTTCGGCCAACTGGTCCTTAGCCTGACTTACGGATTGGATCGCCATGGTCAGGCGGTCGTTTGTGGCTTCTAGTTGCTCGATATGTTGCTGGGCCTTCACGGTTTCATACACGCCGTTCTTGCGCAGGGCCGGGAGCACCTCACCGGTCACCCAGCGCTTGAAGGCTTTGGCCTTGGGCATCTTGCTGCTCAGAATCAAGCTGTAAAGGCCGGACTCGTTGATGATGAGCATCTCCTGCTCACCTGAGGGGGTGACTGTTTTGGTCATCCCTTTGTCTTCGTCCTCGACATGGTCGCGGATGGCTCTCTGAGGGTTCTTATACCCCAGCGCCACGGCAACGTCCTTGCCGACCAGCCACGGCTGGCCGTCGATCTCGACGGTGCGCACCTGCCCGAACTCCGGGTTGGAGAAGATTTGTAAGTCGTTCATGTGGTTTTGACCTCCTTATTTTCGATTGATTTCAAGATAACGTTCGATTTTTTCGCAAATAGAGCAAATCGCCGCATAAAATTTGACTTTCTGCTCGGTGATGAGTATCTTAATAACTAGGATGACTTTGTCCATGGAACCTCCAAAAGAAAGGAATGAAATCATGAGTGACGAAAAAAGTGGCGGAAACACCTTCAATATCAATGCAGTGCCGAGTTGCGTTGATGAACCGGTAAAGGCTCTTCTGAAACCAAGCGCAAATGAGCTAGGTGGCTTTTTCGGTGATTTGCTGAGTCTTGTGACGGGCAGAGTGCATTTCTCTGCAGAAAAACAGCGGATTCAGCAAGAGCACGATTTGCAGGTGTTCAAAGATTCGCTGACCAAAAAGCTTGAAGACAAGCCGAAAGAATGCTTGGTTGAGCCTCGTTTGCAAGTGGTGGGTCCAGCAATTGAAAACGCTAAATTTTGCATGGAAGAGCCGCAAATAAGTGAAATGTTCCAGAACCTATTGGTAAATGCTGCGGACGAACGGTATCAGAGTAGGGTGCATCCATCGTTTCCGGCAATGATCGCACAAATGTCTCCACTAGATGCAGAAAATCTTGAGCTGTTTCGACAGGCGGAACAGTATCCAATAGTTGAATTTAGATACATTCTATATGATGACACGTTTAGAACGACACAATCGAATGTGTTTGCTGCGAATCATAAAATGATGACGCATTCGGATAGTCTTCTTCAGTCTGCATCTTTGAGTTCTTTGGCACGTCAAGGGCTGGTTGATATCTCGTACACTACATATATTCCGGAAGATGAGCTTTATAATGTTTTTGATGATTTTGAGATTTTTAATGCGATGAAAAAACAGATTGAACCAGAGCCTAAAGGGGGATACCATCATCCGGAGGATGATAAAAAAGTTGTACGAGCTTCTGCAGAAAAAGGAAGAGTAAAACTTACGCCTTTGGGAAAAACTTTTTTGCAAGTCTGTTTCGATTGTTAAGCAGTAGCCTCCTCCTGCTTCCCGACGTCATCCGGATTGATAGGTGGCTCGCTTTTTGCCAGCAGCTTTCCGTCCATGCTCCAATACTGATGGAGCTCGTATACCGGATGTATGTCCGTGCCATCGCCCGCCAGAGAGACGGTCTCAATGACTTGGATCACTCTGGCGGATTTTGTTTTTTGAAAATTAGGCTTTTTCACGTTGTTCACCTCCCTTCAAAAAGCGATAATCTACTTTAAGTAGATAACTTGGCGAAAAAAATTTGGTCGATAGGAATGCCAACGACCTCACTGATTCTTTTCGCGGTAGCAATTGTGGCGTCCTCTGGCGACTGCTCGATTTTTCGATATGTATCACGCGAAATTCCGAGCTTTTCTGCCATCTCACGCTGTGTAAACCCCGCATATTGGCGGGCCTGTTTGACAGTGAATCCCAAATTTCAAACCTCCTTTCGATTTGGCTTGAGAATACTATACTCCACTTTTAGTAGAATGTCAAGAACTTAAAGTAGAAAACTTTAAGATTTCTGTTGACAATCCTCTACTTTTGGTGTAATCTCTACATATAAGGAGTGATTCAATTGAGTATCGCTGAAAATATTAAAAGAATCCGACTGGAACACGGGTTGTCACAGGCTGAACTTGGCAAGATAGCAGGGGTCAGTGACAAAGCGGTGTCCACTTGGGAACTTGGAATTAAGGTGCCCCGTATGGGTGCAGTAGAAAAGATGGCAAATTATTTCGGCATTGCGAAGAGTGTGATTGTCGATGATGTCCAGCCTACTCCTACCAAGCAACCCACCATCCCGCCGGGCTTTGAGCCGATGCCCGCCATGGATGTGGTGCCGCTGGTGGGACGGATCGCCTGCGGTACTCCCATCATGGCAGAAGAGAACATCGAGCAAATGGTGTGCGTACCTTCCCGCTGGCACTCCACTTTTACGCTGACCTGCAAGGGCGACAGCATGGAACCCCGCATCCATGACGGCGATCTGGTGGCGATCCGCAGCCAGCCAGAGGTAGAAAACGGAGAGATCGCCGCTGTGCGGATCGGGGAAGAGGCTACCTTGAAGCATGTCTATCTGCACGAGAACTTCATTGAACTACGGCCGGAGAATCCAGCTTTCGGCAGCATCATCCTCAACCGGGAGGACATGAATACCGTCGTTATTGAAGGTAAGGCTGTCGGTCTTTGCCGGGATATCTGAAAAAGAAGTGAGGCAGGAAGATCGTGGGAAAATTGCAAGGGTATGATCGTAAGAATTATATGCGCCACCGAACAACAAAACAGCAGCGTATGGTAAACAAGGGCATTGATATGGTGTTCAAAGGTGCGAGTGCGGTTGGAAAAGCCTCTTCAAAAACGCCTTCGTCCTCTCAAGAAGCACAAGCCCAACTTCCGACAGTAGTTGTTTGTTCAAGTGTGCTTGTTGGCCTTTTTGCGTTTCTGATATGCTATTCTAAAGTCGGAATAATCATTGCACTAGTTTTTGGCTTTATTGCGTTTTTTGTTGGACTTTTCGTTTTGGCGGGCGTTTACGGAGGCGTAACAGGTGCCCGTGAAAGAAAAGCGGAGATGAAATCCGAGGAACATGAAGCAGAACCGCATCTAATAAAGGCAGAATACAATCCGAATCCTGAGTGGATGGGTCAAATGGGACTAGTAGACTCCCGTACAAATGCGCAGATACTTGCTCCGCAATTTATGAAACAAGTGTTAGAGAGTGCAAAGATTTTGCAGACGACGACAGAGCCGGGCACGTTCTTCACAAGATACGATTTTTGCGTTGGTAGGCTGATGGAGCTGGAAGAGTGCAAGAAATATGGTGTTTCGGTAAGCACCACGCAGGATCTGAAAAAATACCGGAGCATGGACTTCCGCGAGGAAGCGGTGGAAGAAATCATTTGCCGTACGCAAGGAAAGTATCGAGATAAAATCGAAAGTCTAAAAACTCAGAAAGCAAAACAAAATTGGGCAACAAAATATCATCGGGCATTTGAACCATATCTGTCATATATGAGCGATAATGCTAAAACGAAGCTCGGCGAGTGCAGCGCAGAATTATACGCGCTGACGGAAATATAAACAAACATAGGAGGTCTTTTGTATGAGGAAGAAACTTGTAGCGCTGCTTTTTGCAGTTGCAGCAATGCTGGCGTTTACCTGCACTGCATGGGCTGCAAAGCCATCCATTGAGCTGACGGATGTTTATTTCACGGTCAATTCGGCAGATGGGGTTACCCCGACGATTTGCTTCCGAAATAATTCGGGCAAAACCATCAAGTATGTTACGTTCACGATGGTTCCGTTTAACGCGGTGGGCGACCGTACATCTTGCACGATCCGCGGATATTCTTCGGTGCAGGCGCGTCTGGTTGGGCCGATCGAACCAACGACATTTGACAGGACCGTTGCAACTACGGTAGCGACGCCGTCGTCTATGGGAGACCGTGGCCCGTTTCAAGTTCAGCAACAGCTTGCAACGGATTATTATATCGGAGCAGAAGAGCGGAATGGACATCGGATTTTCCTGGATAAGGATGGGAATGCGTACTATTGGGATTCCTATATCAATGTGCCTTCGGGGATGACTCCGGCTGTTTTCCTGACCGATGATGAACTTCAAAATGCAGTATACTGCGATGCGGTTGAATGGGATAACCTTTGGTATAACGGGACGATTGATGAACTGGCTGTTACGCAGGCCGATGTGATCTATATGGACGGTAGCAAAGAAACCGTCAACCAAAAGGCGTTGTATTCCGGGCATTTCAGAATTGACGCGACCAATCAGCCATATGATGTTCTGGTGAACAAGTATTCGTCTGTATACGACTACAATTTCTACAAAGAAAACAATGCGGACTTGGCTGCTTCCTTGGGAGACAACCAGTGGAAGTACCTTGAGCACTTCATTAACAGCGGCATGAAGGAAGGCCGTCAAGGTAACGCAGAGTTCAATCTTGCGGCATACAAGGCAAACAATCCCGACCTGGTTGCCCTGTTTGGCGATGACAATGCAAAGTACTATGAGCATTACATTGCAGGCGGCAAAGCCGAGGGACGCAAAGCAGTCTGATAAATAAAAAACTCCCCCGGTGCTACCAACACCGAGGGAGTTAAGATAAGCGGCTCGCCCTTGTGGGGTCATCGCACACTCGACACTGCGATTATACCTCTTTTGGGCGGGCTTGTCAAAGTGTACCTGTTTTTCGGAGGTGTAATATGGGCAGAAGGACAAATACAGCGGTCTGGCTCGAAAAGCAGCAGCGCTGGCAGATCAAAGTGCAGAAGAACGGGGAACGCAAAACGTTTACAAGTGCCAAGCCTGGCCGCACCGGCCAGCGGGAGGCGAACCGGAAGGCGGATGCCTGGCTGGATGAGGGCGTCGTCAACACCCGTGTGCTCGTGGATACGGCCTATGTGCAGTGGATGGAGAACCTGAAGCTGACCACGGACCAGTCGAATTGGGGCCCGGTGGAGAGCCGCTGGAGGAATCATGTGCAGCCGGTGATCGGCCGGAAGCGCATCGAAGACCTGTCAGAGCAGCATTTGCAGACCGTGGTGAACAAGGCCTATGCTACCGGGTTGAGCAAGAAGTCGTTGATGAACATCTGCGCAGACCTTCGGGCGTTCTGCAAGTGGATGCGGTTGAGCAAGATGTCCACCTTGCGTCCGGAAGCGCTACACGTTCCGAAAGGTGCGCGGTCCAAAGAAAAGGAAATCCTTCAGCCGGATGCCATGCGGGTTCTGTTCTCGGTGAGCACGACGCTCTACAAAGGCGTCTGGGTGACAGACCCGTATATCAATGCCTACCGGTTTTCGGCAGTGACGGGGCTGCGCCCTGGCGAGCTGATTGGCCTGCGGTGGCAGGATGTCCGGGGGAGTACGATCTGTATCCGAAGGGCAATCAATGTTCACGGCAAAACCACGCAGGGCAAGAATCAGAACGCGGTGCGGGCCTTTGCGCTGACGCAGATTGCAGCGGATGTGCTGGCGGCTCAACGCGAACTGCAACTTCCGGGGGAGAGTGTGTTTGGCATCAACTCAGAGAGCACCTACCGGCATTGCTGGGAGCGCTACTGCAAGGCGAATGAGATCAAGTATGTGCCGCCCTACAATCTCCGGCACACCTTTGTCTCGCTGGCAAAGACCCTGCCGGAGGGCGCTGTGAAGTCTCTGGTCGGTCACTCCAAGCAGATGGATACCTTCGGGGTGTATGCGCACCTGATCCAGGGCGAAGACGTGCAGACTGCGGCAATGCTGGATGGCGTTTTGGATAAGGTCCTGGGCGAGGGTCAGTAACCCACTTTAGTAACCCACTTTTAGTTTTAACGACCGATTATGGGATATCATAGAAGATATGCGAAGCAACAAAAAGAACGATGAATCGTAAATGTCGATGAATAAAAATAACGAGCTTCTGATATTTTATAGATTCGACTCCCATCGCCTCCACCAAACAAGAAAAATCCGAACCTGTTTCCACTTGGAGAAAGGTTCGGATTTTTCGTTTTCAGATGTCAGAGGAGTACAACAATAGAAACAGACAACAAAAAGCGGCAGAGCATCTGAAATTCAGACACTCTGCCGCTTTATTTTGGAGCAGGATACGGGACTCGAACCCGCCGCCTACTGCTTGGGAAGCAGTCGCTCTACCGGATGAGCTAACCCTGCAAGCTACCCTATTAGTTTAGCAAAGGTGAGCGGGTTTGTCAACTATTTTTTTGATTCATTTTTTCTTCAGGGTACGACGCAGTGCGGCAAGTTCGGCCTCAATATGCTCCAAAGCCTGATCCAGGGCGGCGCGGTTCAGGGTCTCGGTGTCGGTGCGGCCGACCAGATAGTCGATGCTGACGCCGAAATAGTCCGCCAGGCGGATGAGCGCTTCGCTGTCCGGGCGGGTGCGCTCCGTCTCGTAGTTGGAGATGGTCTGCTGGTCGATGCCGACGGCATTGGCAACGTCGATCTGGCGCAGGTCGCGGTCCTCGCGCAGGTCACGGATTCGGTTCATCTTAGACGCCCCCTTTTGTATTCGTTCTCTATTCTACAAAAGTATTTGTATCGAAGTGCTGTTTTACAAAAATAATAGAGCTAAATCGATACGATAAGACGAAAAAATTTGTATTATGTGAGTGAACTTACAAAGAAAAACTGTTTTTGACTCTTGCTGTACAAATAATTTTGTGCTAAAATTGGCTTGCAAACAAATTTATTTGTGCGAAAGGCTGATTGAAAGGAGAAATTTTGTATGGCAGAAGTTCAGGATATCCCGGTTTCGGTTACTTACACAGGAAAGACGATGCAGCGTCATGAAGTTGTTGCATATCTGAAGGAACTCTGTTTTTACAAAGTTGCGCAGGATGAGCTGAAAGAAGCGGTCAATGGGATGTCGAGCCGGATTCAAGAGCTGGAAACGAAATACAATAAGCGGCCGATGCCTCCGCCGAGCGAGAAACCACCGGAGAGGAACTGGGTGGGATTGGTCTTCTGGCTGGTGATATTTACTGCGGCAGGAATCTGGATGATGACGCATTGGCACAACCGCATCATAAAGATGATTGGAATTGGTGCAATGGCTTTTTTCTATCTCTGCTGTATCATCGGCGAAAAAGATTCGTACAAAAAGAGTTGTGAAGACTGGGAAGCTTCGAAGGAGACCTATGCAAAGGAGCAGGTCTGGCGAAAAGAAGTGGAAGCGAACCAGGTCGATGGAAAGCCCAAAGAAATCGCAGAGGCCATGCGGGAGAGGCAGGGGTATCAGGAGGCTTTGGAACGAATCGGAACGCGCTGTCAGGAACTGGAAGCGGAGAACATTTTGCCGTCCGGTCTGCTTGTATGGCCGATTCCGGCAAAGCTAAGATCGTATTTTGATGAGGGCCGCGTGAACACGCTATCGGAATCGATCAATCTGTTTCATGCGGAATGCCAGAGCATTGCACAACAGCAGCAGCTGATGCAGATGCAGGAAGAGATGCGGACGCGGCAGGAGGCCATGATCATGCAGCAGAACCTGAATGCGGCGCGGCTCTCAGAGCAGATCAACACGGCAAAGAATGAGATCGAGATGGACAACTTCATTCAGTCGTGCTTTGTGCAGGATCGTCTGGACAGCATTTATCGTGAAGTGCGGGACCAGTGATGCAATAATTTATAGGAGGAATCATTTATGTCTGCGTATCTTGACATCCGGGTGAAAAATGGCCTTTCTTTTCCGAATTCGAGCGGTCTGAAGGTGCTGGAGCAGTATGACCCCATCTATTTTATCCGGCTTTACATCGACAGCGATAAGGAGTACACGAAACTCCACGCTTCGAAGACGGCGCATCATATCCCGGTGGAGCCGGGTGCACATCTGGTCATCATTTCCCGGCGTCTTGTCGGTAAAACGACCTTGACCGACATTGGATACATAGCGCTCGGTGGTGCGATTGGCGGGCTGGTTGGCGGTTCTGGAATGGGCGCTATGAGCGTGGATATGGCACAGCGGTTTATCACGGAAAATCATCTGGATAATGCCAGAGTGCTGGAATTTCACGAAGGCCAGACCATTTCCTGTGAGGTGAGACCGGATTGGCATGGTCAGCCGAAAATCACCTGGCTGTAAATCCAAATCATTTTGCCGCAGGGGTTCTTTTTTGAACCTCTGCGGCTTTTCTTTGTCTGCAAAAAATGCTATACT